AATATTAAGGAATTGGAAGTAAATTATTCTGTATCTAAGGAACAAAAGGCTAGGGGAAAGTATAAGGAATTAATAATAACCAATTATTAATCCAAAATATAGGTTTATTTTTATAAAAAATTTGATATAATAGAAATAAGAAAAGCTTAGTGCGGTAACACTAAGCAATCCTTAGAACATTTATTTTGTTTTAGGGCTATTGGATAAATTAAATAATTTAATTCAGAAATGAGTGCTAATCTTTGTCGGATGGGGCACTCTTTTCTTTGCTTTTAATTTCAATGTTAAGACCAATAAATCTAATTGAAATTTTTATGTAATTAACAAAAAGGTTATGTGTTAAAACTAGTCTAACAATGTAGATAGTAACAATGCTTTTTATAATTAACTCTATCATATCCAATACCACCTCCTAACTAATGATGAAATATCACCAATAGTCCGAGGAGGATAAAATGTTCAAAACCTCCGTAGCCATCCTTCTACGGATTAAGTAATAACTTAAGTATTATAACATAATTGTGTCGTATAAATATAGAACTTAGTTGATTATTTAGCAATTTTACTAATGTATAAATAAAGGAATTTCACCTATTTTGTTGAAAATTACAAAAGGAGGTGAATATTATGACGCAAAGAATAAAAGACCTACAGATTAATGAAATGAAAGAGTATAGAGACAATAGAAAAAAAACACTTAGTATTTTGGATTCGCATACTAATGATTATATCTATACACAAAATATAGATGATTATATCTATAAACAAAGTATAGATGAAGAATTTATTAAAACTTTGGATGATTTAGATATTTCAGAAAATTTTAAGCTAGATGATGTAACAGAAATCTTTATGAAAGAGGTTGAGAATTTTAATTGCAGATATAGTGGTCAAATTGAGTTTCTAAAATTATGGAGTATAAATGGACAGATAATCATTTTAAAGTGCTTGTTGCGTGAGATTAATGGATTGATGCAAAAATACTTTCTTTTGCTACATAAGTATCATGAACGTAAAATAAAACAAACTATTTCTATGTCTACTATAGGAAGGAACTTGCGTAATAAAAAAAATGAAGTTGAACTAGAGATAAGCAAAATAGAATATAATTGGATATAATAAGTTCCATTTTAGTTGCTATCTAAATTTATATACCTTAGTTGGAATGAATGGGAGTATCTTTATTTGGGAGATATGTACGAAAAAATATTAATTAAAGAACTCAAGATGGGTTCTTTTTTGTTTGCATAAATGGAACGTGAAGGGAGGGGATTATATGTGAGAAAAAGACCAGCAAATCCAATAAAACAAAAAAGTGAAGTGTTAGATATGCAAGATTACTTAAAGCTCCAAAGCCAAAGAAATTATGTGCTCTTTGTTTTGGGTATATCTACAGGCTATAGAGCAGGTGATCTTGTAGCTCTTAAAGTGAGAGATGTTAAAGAAGCTTTAAGGAGAGGATATTTTTATATATTAGAGGGGAAGAAAAAGAACTCTAAAAACATTAGAAAGAAGAATATTAAACCAAGACAAGTTAAGGTTGTTTCAAAGCTTGATAGGATTCTAAGAGCATATATCAATGATAAAAGAGATTATGAATATATGTTTCCTTCAAGAAAGGGAGTTAATAAGCCTATACAGGTTTCACAGGTATCAAGGATTTTAAAAAGTGCAGGTGAGTATTTAGGACTAGATAATATAACAGCACATTCTATGAGGAAAACCTATGCTTATAAAATCTATGTTGAGAATAATTGCGAAATAGTGGTAGTTAAAGAATTACTTGGGCATTTAAGCATAGAAGAAACAAAGTTATATTTAGGATTAGATAGGGAACTTTACGACAATTACAGCGAGGTTCTTAATGATTATCTAGCCTAAATATTATTTTTTTACCAGAGCAATGTTTTATTTTCTAGCGTATATACATTGATGGATTAGTTTTTAAGACATATATATGTAGATAAAGATAAAAATGAATGTTAGATTTACAATGATAATAGAACATTCAAATGGGTGAAATACGAACAATAAGGATATATTTATATTAATATTCGTATTTATTTTAAAAGAAAATGAGGTGAGTTAATGAATGAAATTGATGATATTATAAGTCGATTGAATAGTAATAGAACATTTTATTTAGTCGATGATAATTATGGAGCATGGATAACTGTTGATGATGAACTTAGAGAAATCATTAAAACTCACTATGAAGAAAAGAGAGCTAGAGGATGAAAGACTTTCATAAAACATCAAAGTGGAAAAGTAAAAGAGAAAGGATATTAAGGCGAGATGAATATCAATGTCAAGAATGTAAAAGATATGGCAAGACAACAGAAGCTGTGATGGTGCATCATATTGTGCCTGTAGAAGAAAGAGCAGAGCTTGCACTGGAAGGAGACAACCTTACGTCGTTATGTAATAAGTGTCATAATGAAATGCATGATAGAACAACTAACCAGTTAACATCAAAAGGGAAACAGTTGGTGGAGAGGATGAAAAGAAGATCCCCCCACCTTTTTTAATTGGTTTTATGTTCCCAAGGGAACGGCTAGGGTAACCTTTTCCAATGGTGCGATATTTTTGGGGGAGGGGTGATAAAAAATGGTAAAGGCGAAAAAGACCATTGAAAGAGAAATTATTAAACAAATGAAAGAGCTTGGAACTTATAAAAAAGAATATGAGAAAATGATTCACATTTTTGCAGGTATGATTCATCAATACTATCAGTTTGAAGAACAATTTGAGAAAAGTGAATATCAGATAACAGAAGAATACACAAATAAAGCAGGAGCAACCAATGAAAGAAAAACACCGTTATATACTGCAATGGAAAGTTTAAGAAAAGACATAGCTACATACTCAGATAAATTGTGCCTTAATCCAAAGGCTATTGAAACAGTTACTTTAGAAAAAGCAAATAATTCTAAACTTGCAGAGACTTTAAAGAGATTAAGCAAATGAGTGAGTTTTCAAATTATCATGTAGTTATGGAATATGCAAATAGCATAGTGGAAGGCAAAAAACTTGCTTGTGAAGAACAGATCCTCGGCTGCAAAAGATTTTTAGAGGATTTAAAAAATCCAGAATATGATTTTATTCCTGATGATGCTGAATTTGTTATTGGAATTATCGAAGGAACTATGTGTCATGCCCAAGGTGAAAGATTAGATGGTACACCCTTAAGAGGTGAGCCTTTTTTATTGGAGCCATTTCATAAATTCACTATATATAATTTACTTGGATTTTATTATAAGGGGACAAGGATAAGACGCTTTAAAGAGGCGTTTATTTTTATTCCACGAAAGAATATTAAGACAAGTTTTGCAGCATCATTAGCTTGGGCATTAGGACTATTGGAAAGAAGAAGTGGCTCAAAAGTTTATATTGTAGCTGCAGCATTAAAACAAGCTATGGAAAGTTTCAACTTTATAAATTACAACATTGAGAACATGGGAGAAAAGAAAAATTTTAGAGTTCTGGATAATAACAAAGAGCATAGTATAAGTGGCAACCTTGGCGATGGTTCTCTTTATATACAAGCTTTAGCTGCTAATCCAGATAATCAAGATTCTTTAAATTGTAATATAGCTATAGCTGATGAAATTCATGCTTATAAAACACCAAAGCAATATAATATTATAAAAGAAGCTATGAAAGCTTATACAAACAAATTAATGATTGGTATTACAACAGCAGGAGACAATATGAATTCCTTTTGTTATCGTAGGCTTCAATATTGTACTAAAGTTCTTAAAGGCTTAGTTAAAGACGAGCAATATTATGTATTCATTTGCAAAGCTCCACAAGATGAAAATGGTGAAGTTGATTATACAAATCCAGTAGTCCATGAAATGGCAAACCCTGCTTATGGTGTCTCTATTAGACCAAATGATATTTTAAACGATGCATTGCAAGCTCAGAATGATCCACAACAAAGAAAAGATTTCTTTGCAAAGTCTTTAAATATATTTACTGCAGCATTAAAGGCATATTTTAATATTGATGAATTTAGGCGTTCCGATGCTAAATATAATTGGACATTAGATGAATTAACAAAGTTACCTATTCAATGGTATGGTGGCTCCGACTTATCAAAGATGCATGATTTAACAACAGGAGTTTTATATGGCAC